ACAAAGGATATCAAATCCATTGCAGAGATGAGTTTAAAATACGATGTGTTTGTCAACAACGCATTTGATGGGCCGCCACAAGAAAATTGGGCTAACTTTGCGCAGGCACAGGTGTACATGGCTGTGTATGACGCATGGAAGGTCGCAGGCAAGACTGGACATATTTTTAACATCGGTTCAACTGGTAGTAAAAACATTGTTGCTCCTGAGCCTAGATTTGAAACCTACAGGGTTAGTAAGGCCGCACTTGAACACGCAAGCCGACAAGGCACACAGGCATTCAAACAAAATCTAGTGGCATTCAAAACCACGCTGATTACATTGGATCGCTTGGACACAGAACTTAGTCGTGGTCGTGCCACATGGACCGGCAACGGCATCAATTTAACCGATATCAGTAATTTTATACAATATGCTACCGCAGTGAGTCAAAACACAGCAGTAGAAGAGGCAACTTTTTACGTCAATTTCGATCATAAGGCATAACTATACAGCAAGGATAAATCTACCAAAAACACATGACATGGCTATATCAAGATACCCCAATCGAGACGTTGCCCGAAGAGTGTGTTGGATTTGTTTACTTGATCACATGTAATCTCACTGGACGCAAGTACATAGGCAAAAAATTAGCAAAATTTAGCAAAACAACTACAAAAACAGTCAAACTCAAAAACGGCACAAAGAAGCGGAAGAAGATACGCTCCAAGATCGATTCAGATTGGAGAGAGTACTGGTCTAGTTCAGATGAACTTAAAAAAGACATTGTGTTTCTCGGGCAGGACAATTTTACAAGAGAAATATTATTCTATTGTAAAAGTAAAAGTGAATGTACCTATATAGAAGCAAGAACCCAGTTTGAAAGAAAAGTATTAGAATCAGACGATTATTATAATGGACAGATAAGTTGCAGGATACACCAATCACATATAAAAGGCAAGATTTAATAAATATTAGTGCCAGTCGCGATGTTAGCACATCCACTGACTCTAACGATTTACAAGGAATCATCAGCATGCCTATTTACCTCTATGTAAAAACCCACAACCAAACTGGGTTAAAATATCTTGGCAAGACTATTTCTAGCGACCCTCATTTATATCTAGGATCGGGTACTGTCTGGAAGCGTCACATTAAAAAACACGGATATGATGTAACTACTGAAATTTTGCTTGAAACAACTGATCCAACCAAACTCAAAGAAATCGGAATATATTATTCAAATTTGTGGAATATTGTAGAATCTAAAGAATTTGCTAATATAGTGCCAGAAATGGGCGATGGCGGTGCTATGCCGTGGACTGTTGAAAGCAGGCAAAAACTTTCAAGGACAACCAAAGGCAAAAAACATACAGAAGAATCTAAAAAGAAATTCAAAGAAGCACAACAAAAACAGGCACAGCATTTAAGTAAAAAAACAAAAGAATATCTATCAATACCAGAAAACTACAAAAAAAGATGTAAGCAATTATCAGCAATTTGGAATACCCCAGGGCACAAAGAAAAGATGTCTAAAAAGATGTCATCCTTAAAATGGTGTAATGATGGTGTTAGAAATTATCGAAAATCTGTTATTCCTGATGGGATGACAGCAGGCAAATTACATCAACATGGCTCACACATCATAAACAAAATTTAACAGGCAGCGATCACGACAACGTGGTGAGTGTATTGGCTCACCCCCATTGAAGAACGGTGAAATACCCGGTCTAGACTTGGGCGTCAAAGGCAATTGCTAACTTAAGGCAACAAATGGTTTGGGCTCTGTGAAGAAGATACACCCCATGCTCGTAGGACTTGGATCTAATATCGGGTTACTAGGGTTCCGTTGATATGTGAAGCTTGAGTAGGGGGTACCGGTCAACCGCCTCCGTTGTACTTTAGAAAAAGATAACTTCGCAAGAAGTTGTACTTTTTAAAAGTATAAATCTCATTACTATTAGATGACTGCTGTCACTCAGATGATGCTCTCGTATTCACCGTGCATACGGTGAATTATGACCACAGTATCTAGATGATACTTGATACAAATAGTTAAGAAACAATCAGTTGTTGAGCGAGAGCGAAAACAACAGACTTACGTAGTAAGTCTTTTAAACATTCTAACTAAATATAGGTGTAGTTCGCGGAATTGGCGTTCCCAACTACTCTACGATTGAAAGGAATCACAGCATGACTATTTACAATAAATCAAATCCGCCTGGCGGCTTCTATATCTATGCCTACCTACGAGAGGACGGAACTCCCTACTATATTGGCAAAGGTAAGGGCGTTAGGGCTTGGAAACAACATTCTGTCAAGGGCAAAGGTGCCCATACACCTAAATACAATTCACGAATCTTCATTTGTGAATCCAGACTCACCGAGTTAGGTGCGTTTGCATTAGAACGCAGATACATCCGTTGGTGGGGAAGAAAAGATCTTGGCACCGGCATTCTTCAGAACATGTCAGATGGTGGTCAAGGCACAGCTAACACAATAAGAATTTGTTCTGAAGAAACTAAACGTAAAATTGGGTCTGCTAACAGAGGACGAGCACAGTCTGAAGAAACAAAAGAAAAAAGAGCTAACTCCTTGCGTGGAAAAAAAATGTCAGAAGAATCAAATGCTAAACGACGGGAGAAAGCAGTTGGTCGCGTATTAGGGCCGCAAGCTGCAGAACGTCGTGCTCGTACCAGTGAAGCAGTTCGTCAGTGGTGGGCTAAACGTAAATTAAAATTGATCGGGCCAGTCTCGCCAAAGGGCATGCTGGATGTTGCCTGACACAAATTGATTGAAACTTTTGTGTTTAACTTCTAGCTCGCCCTCTAATGGAGCCACTCGTTTGAACGCTTCGTCCATTTGAGCCATGTTTTTAAACTCCATAATAATGAGCCATTCCGGCATGTCTGCAATTGAACGAAATCCCATCTTGCAACGAGTAATTCTGTAATCCATCATCTTGCCCTCTCCGATCAAATGATCAAAGAAACTCTTCATGCCATTGACCCAGTCAATGTCTGAAATGTCACCTTCTTTGTCTGCCCAAATTGTATATAAGTCTGCCATAATTTACTCCAGTGGTCCTAATAGTTCAAATCCATCAATCTGTTGTTTGTACAAGTGTGCCTGTTCCAAATACAGATAATCAAATCCTCGTGCCTTGTATATGGCACATTCCGTTTTCATACTCTCTATGCCCAGTCTGGTCCTAGGGTTACGATAAGTCCAAGCAAACTGGTCACATAGTGCATTCTTTTCGTCGTAGCGTTTGATCAAACTAAACCCTACGAGTCGTCCTTCTTCTCTATAGCCAATAACATCAGTCATTGGGTCAAAATACCGTGAGTGAAAGATGGGCATCACTGACGCAAAGTGTTTGTAGATACAATAGGTTCTATAGATATCATCTAATACCTCAGGATCCGGTTGTTCAATATAATACCAATCTACCTCATCTGCTGAATAGTTGGTCTTGGCAAGATCTATGCGAGCGAAAGAATAGGTCATGTTCTCTCCGGGAAGTAATCTTGCATGGTACCTTCTCTGTGTAAGTCACTTGTTACGCAGTGTATTCCCCCGTCCCAAAAATATCTATGTCTAAATGGAACTATGTGTGGTGTAATACCGTATCTATCTAGTGCATCAAACACTTGTTTGTTGTAATTAAATACCATGACATTTTTTGGATCAATAATCAACATGTTAACATCAAACACTGTTTCCTCTACATAACCTGTCCAATGACCTAGCCAGTGTTCAACGGTGTCTATGACATCTTGATCATGTTCAAACCCAGGTATCCACCACTTGCCATGATTTTTTCTTTTGAGTTTTAAAAAGTCGACGACCAGGTCCCAACTTTGCCCCGGTAGATAAACCACTTCCCATCCAGGAAATGTATTAGCGTAGCTTGGAACATCTTTTAGACTAATGATCAAACCCGGGCACACCGGACAATATGTTCCGTCGCTATGCCCCCCTGTGTTGACCATGCGAATTCTATGTTCTGGAAATTCTGCCATAAGAGGTTTTGTTATTTCCCGATGATCGTCGGTGTAATTTTCCGTACCGATATACAAGTCTTTTCCTAAACGAGTAGTGTATGAACCGTTAACTATTTTAACCGTACATGATTTTATTGTATTACCTTGATGTTCTATGTGACTCAATATATCATCGTAACAGTTACTGGAATTTAAAATTTTTTCATAATTTTTCCACAGTGGTAATGCTTCTTTTAAAATGTACGATGGTAATTGATAAAAGTCTTCCAGGGAAAAACAGTCAGGCCAATCAGTTTTTCTGTTATTAAAATAAAAATGTCCAAAATTGGATCTGATGGTATAGGATTGGTAGAAAGTATTACCGATCATTATTGTGTAGTCGCGAGGAGTCATCGGTGGTGGAAGATACCGCCCGTTGATAAACGCATTATTTGGTAAATTTGGTCGTAAGACCTCAACGCCAAAACTTTGTAACTTTTTAATAATATTCTGATAATCTTCTTCTGTTTCTATAGCAATCTTTTCAAATAAACTACGCACTGCAGGTTTTTTGATCCAAGAATAAAACTCAGGCGGATAACTACGACCTACTATACAGACCTTCAATGGATCCCAATGTTGATATACACTATACATTATTTTCTTGGATCCTGTCTATGTTGAAACAGGCCCTGCAAGTATTCTTCTGGCCACCCATGATAAAAACCTTTAGCAGCCATTTGCTTGGCCTTGATATTCAAGTCACTCAAACCTTGTACCAAGGCAAGTGCATAGGTACCTTGATTCATACAAACTCCGTTGAC